GTATAAACACATCGTTCATCCAATGCAAGGTTTAGTATTACTGGCACTACTCCTTACTGAACATCATCCTTCCCATTGGGAAATGTCATGTCCAGAATGGAATAAAAACAGAATAGAGATACTTAATGATGAGAATCTTGACTCTGATGCAAAGGAGTATCTTATAGACTACTTCAGAGCAAAAGTACCAGATGAACAATGTGAAACCTTTATTATTGGACGCAAGTAAGCCGACTCGGAACGGGTTCGTTCATCCTCATGTATAGCATTTTAATGAAATTAGCATTACTTGGTGCTCCACTTAATTGTGTAGAAGCCAATGAGTTGCTATCTTTAGTTGAACCCTTTGACCCTAATAGGTTAGAGATGACTAGAGTAATTATTGCACATACTAATCCAGTATGTTTTGAGGACGCACAAGTTGACTGAAGGAACGGTCTAATCAACCTACTACTTTGGAGAAACCAAATGGCACAAGTCACTTATAGAGGTGTTAAGTATGACACCAACAACAAAAAAGCTCAGCAAGCAAAAGAGGTCGAACTCACATATCGTGGTATCGCTCACACAGCTAAGTAATGTTAGTCACAACAGAAATAATAGCAGCATCTGCTATTTTTCTCACTATCATATACGCTGAAGCTAGGTTCTTGTATGGATACAAGTTCTAAATTTTAAGGAGGGGTTGAAACCCTCCTTTTTTTATGCTATACTGAATCTAAATAAAAATAAAGCCATGGACAAGGGAAAGCTAAAGGTTTTATTGTTTGACCTAAAAAACATAATCTCTGAACTTGAGTCTGAGGTTTATTCAGATGCAAAATCTTATGTAACTTCACCACCTCTAACTGATTATGAGGAGATATTTGAAGATGATGATGATGGTTATGCAGACTGAAAAAGAATATTCTGATCACAAATTAAAATTGAGGCAACAGTGTCTTGCAATTTTATTAAAGAAGTATGAAGTTACCACTGAGTCTAAATACTCACTCAGGGACATCTATGAGTGTGCAGAGGAATGGACACTTAAATTTAATGTGTCCAATGGCATAGTAGATTATTTTAAAACATACTTTTTAAATGGAAACCAGAAAAACAGCAAAGAGATTAATCAAGTTAGCAAAGAAGAATCCTAAATTATATTCTAAGGAAGATGTTCTTTATGCTAAATTAATTAAAAAACAAGATGAAAGCAAAGCACTTGAAGTTAATATCAGTAACACCTGATGCTGAAAAGACAATGGCACACATTGCCAGAGTCTCTAATCCTAACAATCAGGATAACCCAAACTATGCAGGATTATTAAAATACTGTATCAAGCATAATCATTGGTCTGTCTTTGAACAGTCATCAATGACACTTGAGATTGAAACAACACGTGCAATTGCAGCACAGATATTAAGACATAGATCATTTACATTCCAAGAGTTCTCTCAAAGATATGCAGAGAGTCATGAACTTGGTAGTATAGAATTGCCAGATTTAAGAAGGCAAGATAAAAAAAATCGTCAGAATAGTATAGATGATTTAGATCCTTTTGTTCAACAAAAGTTAGAAGCACAAATGATAACCCTTTTCAGTTCTGCACAATCATTGTATAATCAAATGATTGAAGAAGGAGTTGCAAAAGAATGTGCTAGAATGGTTCTACCATTATGCACACCAACTAGAATTTATATGACAGGTTCTGTTCGTTCTTGGATTCATTACATTGAACTTAGATCAGCAAATGGAACTCAAAAAGAGCATATGGATATTGCTAATGAATGCAAATCTCTCTTTATAGAAACCTTTCCTACCATTGCAGAAGCTTTGGAATGGTCATAAATACTAACATTGTTGAACAATTATGCCTACATACCCTTTGAAAAATTTGAAAACAGGTGAAACAAAAACACTTAGCATGACCATGCAAAAGTATGACCAGTGGAAAAAAGATAATCCTGACTGGGATAGAGATTGGTCTCAAGGTTGTGCTGGTGTTGGAGAAGTTGGTGAGTGGACTGAAAAATTAAAACACAAGTATCCAGGTTGGAATGATGTTTTAAGGAAAGCACAGAAAGCACCAGGTTCAAAAATAAAAACTATTTAATATGGCAAGGAAAAAACCTTCTGCAGGTATTGGTACAAATCCCGTTCCTTTTGGAATGAGTCTCAAACAAATGAAAAGGAAAAAACCAATCAATCTTGATTTGATCAAGAAGATTGAACCTCTCACAGATAACCAACAATTATTCTTTAATTCTTACAAAGAGAATAAGAACTTGATTGCTTACGGTTGTGCAGGTACAGGTAAAACTTTTATAACTTTGTATAATGCACTGATGGATGTTCTTGATCCTAAGAGTCCATATGAAAAGATTTACATTGTTAGATCATTAGTTGCAACTCGTGAGATAGGATTTTTACCTGGTGATCATGATGATAAATCTTATCTTTATCAGATACCATATAAGCATATGGTTAAGTACATGTTTCAAATGCCAGATGATGCATCATTTGATATGTTATATGGAAACTTAAAGGCACAAAATACTATTGATTTTTGGAGCACATCATTTATCAGAGGAACTACTTTTGATAGAGCAATTATTATTGTTGATGAATTTCAGAATCTAAACTTCCATGAATTAGATTCTATGATTACAAGAATAGGACAAGATTCTAAAATTATGTTCTGTGGAGATGCAACTCAAACAGATTTGGTAAAACAAAATGAGAGGAATGGTATTGTAGACTTTATACGCATCTTGCGTAATATGCCATCTTTTGATATAATAGAGTTTGGTGCAGATGACATCTGCAGAAGTGGTCTAGTCAAAGAGTATATCATTTCTAAACTTGAACTTGGAATAGAACTTTAATGTTTAAACATATTAATATAGATCTCCCTTCTTTAGATAAAGAAACTATTGATGGTGTCAGATACTATGATGTTCCTGGTAATTCAAAATTAGTATCTATCACATCTATCACTAGTTGGATTAATAGAGAAATCTTTCGTTCATGGAGAGCAAGAGTAGGTAATGAGCAAGCAGATAAAGTAACCAAGGCTGCTACAAGTCGTGGTACTGATATGCATACTCTTACTGAATATTATCTTAAGAATGAAGAATTGCCAGAGGTACAACCTCTATCAGAATATCTTTTCAAACAATCAAAACCTCAATTAGATTTGATTGATAATATTCATGCTATAGAAAAATCAATGTACAGTTTGCAACTAGGTATTGCAGGAACTGTTGATTGTATTGCTGAGTACAATGGTGAACTGGCTATCATTGACTTTAAATCCTCTAAGAAACCTAAACCACGTAAGTGGATAGATCATTACTTTGTTCAGTGTGCTGCATATGCTTGTATGTTGTATGAACTAACAAACATACCAGTGAAAAAATTTGTAATTTTAATGTCTTGTGAAAATGGAGAATGTGTAGTTTATGAAGAGTACAATAAAAAGAAATATATCAAATTGCTCTCTGAATACATTAGAGAGTTTGTTACTTTCAAATTACAGGAATATGGCAAAAGCTGAAGGAAAAAATTTAGAGAAGTTAATAGAAAATAAATTCTATTGCGCTAAAAAATTTACTGAAGCAATTGAAACTCTTGCTCATGAAAAAGAGGGTATGAGTTATGTGGATGCCATTGTACATTTCTGTGAACAAAATAATATAGATGTAGAATCTGTTCCTAAATTAATTACTAAACCTTTGAAGGAAAAATTGAAAGGTGAAGCAATGGAATTGAATTTGCTTAAGAGAACATCACGTGCTAAACTTCCTTTATAATGCCAACTAGAGCAGAATTAATGCACTACAGACTTCAGGCATGGTTGCGTGAAAACAAGTGCGAAGAGTTTGAATATCTTGGTGAAAGACCTGATATTTTGGGTGTTAACAAACACTGGTATAGTATTGCAGGTACAGAAGTAACTGCAGATCAAATTGAAGAACTTGACTTAATGGAAGATGCTGAAAGTGAACCCCTTTGAAACATACAAAACATTTATAGGTATGAAGTCACACTTTTTGAGAGAGAAGTATGACTATTCTAGATATGGAAATAAACTTTCCAAATTAACTGTACAGGGATTCTATAAGCGAAGAGATAGAATGTTCTTTGAGAGAATGTCTAGACAGTATAATGATCAAGAGATACAAGATTTTTTTATTGCCAACTTTGCTACTGATGAAGATCCTTCTACTGTGTATATGCCTAATATAATTAAGAATGGAGAGAAGACATATACATCTTGGAAGAAGAGAATACAATCTTTATCATACACATTTACAGAAGAGGCACATAAGTTATTTGATGATCAAAAAGTAGATGATATATTTGATTGTTCTAAAGGACATCCTTTAATATTAAAAAGTTATTTAAGAGGTGACACAAGCTTGGAAAGTATGGTAATATATGATAGAATACTAGGGTACAGAACAAACTTTGATAAACAAATATCAGAGCATGATCCTGTATGGGGAATGGTGAGTATGAAGATTAGAAAGTATGCTCCTTTCCTAAATATAGATGTATTCCGTTATAAAAAACTTCTTAAAAATATTGTTTCCCAATGAGATTTTTAGACTCAGAAATTGTTCAAAAAGAAATGCAAGACATTGAGACTTTACAAAAAAAAGTCTATGGTAATGTCTTTAATTTTCCTAATATGAACAAAGAAGATAAAATGAATCATATTGAAATACTTGAAGAATTAATTAACAAACAACAGATTTTTTATAAAAGATTGAGTCTCTCTGATGACCCTAAGGCAAAGGAGATACGAAATACTGTTATGGAAAGTGCTGAAATGTTTGGATTTAAATCTGATGGTGATTTATCATTGATGTTTACACAAATGTCTGAAGCAATTAAAGAAATGAGAAAACAACTTGACAAGTCGTAGATTTACATTATAATAATTGAGTACAAACAAGCCAAATACAAAAAATACGAGGTAGAAAAATGGGTTTTAATGACCTTAAAAAGCAGAGTTCTTTGGGTTCTCTAACTAATAGATTAGTTAAAGAAGTTGAGAAGATGAACAATGTAGGTGGAGGAAACACTGATGATCGTCTCTGGAAACCAGAGGTTGACAAAAGTGGCAATGGGTATGCTGTTGTCAGATTCCTACCAGCACCAGATGGAGAAGAACTTCCATGGGTGAAACTATTTTCTCATGCATTCCAAGGACCAGGTGGATGGTATATTGAGAATTCTCTTACTACAATAGGACAAAAGGATCCTGTTGGAGATCTAAACAGATCACTATGGAATACTGGTAATGATACAGATAAAGATACTGTAAGAAAACAAAAGCGTAAGTTATCTTACTATAGCAACATATATGTTGTTAAAGATCCTTCTAATCCTCAAAATGAGGGTAGAGTATTTCTTTACAAATATGGTAAGAAGATCTTTGATAAGATCATGGATGTAATGCAACCAGAATTTGAAGATGAGACACCAATCAACCCATTTGATTTATGGGCAGGTGCTAATTTCAAACTAAAGATTGTCAAAAAAGATGGTTTCTGGAATTATGATAAGTCAGAATTTGATTCTGCTAATCCATTATTGGAAGATGATGATGCACTAGAAGCAGTATGGAAGAAAGAATTTTCTTTAACTGCATTTACTGCAAATGATCAGTTTAAAACATATGATGAGTTAAAGACTCGTTTAAGTTATGTTTTAGGAACAAAGGCAAAGTTACAAGTAGCTCAGGAAACTGAGTATGATAACTATGCTGCTCAAGAGACAAAGAAAGTAACTGAAGAAGAAGTTCTTAAGAAATTAGAAACTTCCTATCAGGAAAGTAAAGCAGTTCAACCTGTGAATACTCCTTCTCCTACTCAAGAGGAAGAGGATCCACTAAGTTACTTTGCTAAGTTAGCAGAAAGTTAATCAGGCAAAACCAAAATTGACTTTTTAATTCCATA